CGCCGCAAAACACCTGGTGCGTGAGCTTCACGCGCGTCAACGGCTCGGCGCTCGACACGGAGGACATGACGCAGCGCCGGCTCGGCACAGGGGTCGGCGTCAGCCAAAGCAACGGCAATCTGGTCGTCACCGCTGGCACCACCGCAAACAGTGAGTTTCTGGCGCGCTCGGTCGTCTCGTTCAACGGCGCGGTCATCAAGCGGCACCAGACCATCCTGTCGCAGCGCATCGCCAACAACAACTGCGCCGTGCTGCTGGCCGATCGCATTGGCGAGGGCCTCAGCTGCACGATCAACAGCGCGACAAGTATCAGCGTCACGCTGACCGCGCACGGCTACACCACGTCCAACGTCGGCCAGAGCATGCTGATCGGCGCCATCAGCGGCGCCAACGGCGTGCCGGGTCGGTATGCAATCGCGTCGATCCCGGATGCGAACACGATCAACTTCACGGTCGCGGGCTGGCCTGCAAGCGGCAGCTGCACGCTCGATCTGTTCGGTTGGAACTATGTCCGCTGGCTGTACACCGGCACCAGCGCCACCACCGCCAACGTCGACAGCCAGCGCATGGGCTGGAATAGCGGCGACACCGCTGCCACCATCAACACCACGGCCTCGCCGGGCCACATGGCGCAAACGGCCATTGATGGCCGCAACATCTACTTCCAGGACGGCTTGGTCGCATCCGCTGCCGCGCCAACACTCACCAGCCGCGCGCACCGCTGGATCAACATCCCCGAGCAGGACACCGAGCTGTTCCTGTACGTGTGGAGCTTCAACGGCACTACCGCGCCGGCCAGCGGCACCACCTGGACGGTCGGGTTCGTCAGCATCGAGGACACCGTCAATTTCCCGGTGTACCTGGCCGGTGTGCGCCCGCACGGCACCAGCCAGGCGTTGCCCGTCAGCGGCACGTTCTGGCAAGCGACGCAGCCCGTGTCGATTGCCACCAACACGCCCACGCTCGCGGCAGGCAGCGCCCTGGCCGGTGATGTGGGCGTGCAGTACCGCGCCAGTGCGACGGGCGCCGGCACGCCGGTCAATCTCAACTGCCCGGCCACACCGGCCGCGCAGGCCATCAAGGCCTCGGCTGGCCGCTTTCTCAAGGGCGTGGTCATCAACACGGCGACCAGCCTGCGGTATCTCAAGGTCTACAACACTGCCGCCGGCTCCGTGGTGCTGGGCACCACGGCGGCCGTGCTGGACATCCCGCTGGCGGCCAACGGCGCGCCCACGCGGATCGACTTCGGTGAGGCAGGCGTCGGTTTCTCCGCCGCCATGAGCGTGGCCATCACGGGCGGCCGTGGCACCACCGACAACACAGCGGTCACCCTCAACGACGCCGCCGGCGTCATCACCTACGCATAAAGGAGGCTTCCATGCCCACCAAACCCTGCACCGTTGAAGTGATGGTGCGTGACGACGAACACGGCACCAACAGCGGCACGCCGTTCTACATTCTCAACGTCGAGATGGCGCAAGGCAGCACCGAGGACGAAGGCGCCACCGTCGTCATCGGCAACGGCTACGTGCCGAGCATCCACCTGGCCGCCGCCGCCGACATCCAAGTCACTGTGCACCAGCCGTCGGAGATCAAGACGCCGGCCGCGCTTGTCACCCGCGTCGATGACGCCATCGAGAACACCAGCACCCTGACCTTTAACCTGACGCCGTAACCCCATGCTGCTGCTGCTCAACCAGCCGGCGAGCGGCAGCGTCGCATTGGCCGGCGCAGCGCAGGCCGGCGCAACGGCCGCTGGCGAGATCGCCAAGGCGGTCTCGCTGGTCGGCATTGCTGTCGCTGGCGCAAGCGCCAGCGGCGCCGTGTCGAAGTCGGTGCCACTGTCCGGTGCGGCGGCCACGCTGGTGGCGGCGGCCGGCGCACTCTCGCTGCAGGTCAGGTTGTCAGGAGAGGCATTGGCTGCGCTGTCCGGCGCGGGCGACCTGAGCGTGTCCGCCAGCTTCGGCGGCGCTGCGCTGGCGCAGGTTGCTGCAGCCGCAAACATCACGTTGGGCAAAGGACTTGCCGGTGCGGCAATGGCGGGTGCTACCGCCGGGGCGGTGCTCACGGTGTCGATGCAGCTATCGGGTGCTGCGCTGGCCGCGGCGCAGGCGGCAGGCATTCTGCTGCTTAACGTGCCGCTGGCCGGGGCTGCGGTGGCAGGCAGTGCCGCCGCGGGCGCGCTACAGACAGCCTTGGCCGGCGACCTGTTCCGCCCCGGTCTGCTGGCGCGGCGCTTTGTTGCCGCGCAGGCCGTGCGCAGCTTTGTTGCCGCGCAGGCCGTGCGCAGGGTGGCGGCGTGACCGTACTGCGCCGACAGCTCGGCGTCTTTGTCCCCGGCGAGGTCGACGTGGTGGAGTGCGACTACTCCGCGCGCCTGGGCGACGGGGAGACGATCACGAGCGCGGCGCGCACGCTCACGGTCATCAGCGGCGCCGATCCTGCGCCTGGCAACGTGCTGGCGGGTGCCGCGCAGGTGCAAGGTCCGCTGGTGCGTCAGATGCTGGCCGCGAGCGTGGCCGGCACAACGTACCTGCTCACCATCCTCGCTACCACGAGCAACGGGCGCACGCTGCCCGGCGTGTGCGTGGTGCCGGTCCGCAACCCATAGTGTTGCCATGCAGCTCTCGATCGATTTCTGGCAGTGGCTCGCAATACAAGGCGCGATGCTCACGTTTTTCTTTGGGGCTCTGGCCGGGCTGGCGCGGCTGGTGCTGCGGCAGTTCGAAGCGCGCATCGACGCGCGGCTCGATGTTGCGGACAACGCCCGCTCGCATGCCGTCCTGCAGTCGGAGGAGCGGTTTGCGGCGCTGGAGCGCGAGCTGCGCGAGATCCATCGCGCGCAGGGCGGGGCACGCGAGGAGATGCTGCGCGACTACGTGCGCCGCGAGGACTCGATCCGCGACCAGACCGTGACCAGCGCCAAGCTCGACGCGCTGGCGAGCGAGATCAAGCTGCTGGCTCAATACGTTGCTCGACTGCAAGGACCGCAATGATCGACATCGCAAAAGCCGCGCGCGAGACGGCGCGCTGGCTGATCCTGGTGACTCTCGACAAAGCCCGCCCGCTGGGTGCGGCCGAGAGCCTCATTGCGAGCGTGCTGGCTGCGGTGCCGCACCCCATCACTACACACGAGCTGCGGCGCGAGCTGGACTACCTGGAGGATCGTGGGCTGGTAGAGATTGGCGGACGCAACTCGCCGCAGTGGCACGCGAGCCTGACCCGCACCGGCGTGGACGTGGTGGAGTACACCGTCGAGTGCGATGCAGGCATTGCCCGCCCCGCGCGGTACTGGCACTGACATGCCCAAGCGCAGCAAGGTGGGGGCGCTGCCGGCAGACACCCGCCAGTGGCTGGAGGCGGTGCTGGTGAGCAACCAGTTCGGCGGGTACGAAGAGCTGGCCGCCGCGCTGGAGGCGCGCGGTTACCGGATCAGCAAGAGCGCGCTGCACCGGCACGGCCAGCAGTTCGAGCGGCGCCTGGCGGCCATCAAGGAGGCGACCGAGGCGGCGCGGGTCATCGCCGAGCACGCGCAAGACGACGCGGACGACCGCAGCGCCGCGGTGATGGGGATGGTGCAGTCGGACATCTTCCACATCCTCGTGGACCTGCAGGATGCGGATAACGACACCGAGCCTGCCGAGCGGCTCAAGCTGCGCGCGCGGGCGGCCAAGAGCATTGCCGAGCTGAGCCGCGCCAGCGTCAACCAGAAGAAGTGGATGACCCAGGTGCGCCAGCGCGCCGAGCAGGCCGCCAGCAAGGCCGACAAGATTGCCCGCCGGGGCGGGTTGTCGGCCGCCGCGGCGGACGAAATTCGCCGGGCGATCCTCGGCATTGCGGGCTAGGCCGGGTGGATGCCGTGCGCCAATGCCTCTGCGGCCGCGTCAGACGCATGTCAGACGCGATTCCTGGGGCTGGGCGGTGCCAACCCACACGGGACGGGCTTGCGCGGCTTGTAGGGCCTGATTTTCGGTGGGGGGTCCGATATGGGTAGGCCGGCCGCGCCGCGGCGAGCGGCGGCGGCGCCCACCGGGCTGCCGGCCGACCCCCTGGTGGACGCGCTGCCGGCTGCGTCGGGGCTGGCGCCGGCTGCGCTGCTGGGCTACCAGCAACGCTGGGTCGCGGACCGCAGCGCGCTCAAGGTGGCCGAGAAAACCCGCCGCTGCGGCCTGACCTGGGCGGAGGCCAGCGACAACGCCCTGGACGCTGCCCGCGCCGGCGGCAGCAGCGAGCGAGATCGAGGAGGGGTTGTACGACGACGGCGCGGACGCGGCCAGCGACAAGCGGTACATCAAGCAGTTCGAGGTGCGCTTCCCGGTCACGGGCCTGCGCGTGACCGCGCTGACCAGCCGGCCGAGCAACCTGCGCGGCAAGCAGGGCAACATCGTGATCGACGAGGCGGCCTATCACCAGGACCTCGGCGAGCTGCTCAAGGCGGCGCTCGCAATGGTGATGTGGGGCAACAGCGTGCGCGTGATCAGCACGCACAACGGCGCCACGAATGCGTTTGCCGAGTTGATCGAGGAGATCCGCGCCGGCAAGCGGGGCCACAAGGCCAGCGTGCATCGCATCACCTTTGCGGACGCGGTGGCCGACGGCCTGTACCGCCGCGTGTGCCTGCGCCGCCGCATCGAGTGGACTGCCGAGGGTGAGGCCGCCTGGGTGGCGGAGGTGCGGCAGACCTACGGCGAGGCGGCGGCCGAAGAGTTGGACTGCATCCCGAGCCAGGGCGCGGGCGCGTACCTGCCGCTGGCGTTGATCGAGAGCCGCATGGCGCCGTGCACGCTGGTGAACGATCGTTCACCGGCGCGCGCGGCGTTTGATGCGCGGCTGCCGGTCGTCGTGCGCGGCGCATGGGACGAGCCGTTCGGCCGCCTGCCCGAGGACGTGCGGCGCTACGCGATCGAGGGCTGGATTGCCGAGCGCATCACGCCACTGCTGGCGCTGCTGTCGCCGGACGAGGTGTTCTCGGCGGGCGGCGACTTTGGTCATCTGGCGGACCTGAGCGTCTTTGTGCTTCTCGGGCAGGACCGCGAGCTGGTGTGCCGGCCGCGCGTCACCGTGGAGCTTTCCAACTGCCCTTTCCGGTCGCAAGAACAGATTCTTTTCGCGCTGCTCGACGGCGTGCGGCGCCGGCGTGCGCTGGCGCTCGACGCCGGCGGCAACGGCGCGGCCCTGGCGGAGTACGCGGCGCAGCGCTACGGATCGCAGTCGGTAGAGCAGGTCAAGTTCAGCGACTCGTACTACCTGCAGCACATGCCGCGCTTCAAAGCCGCGCTCCAGGACGGCACGCTGTGCGACCTGCCGCGCGACATGGAGCAGCGCGACGACCTGCGCGCGCTGCGCGTGATCGACGGCACGCCCAAACTGCCCAAGGCCAAGACGCAGCGCGCGGGCGCCGACGGCGCGCGGGTCACGCGGCATGGCGACTACGCGATTGCGCTGTTCCTGGCGCACC